TAGTTTCTTTTTCAATCTTATTATTTAAATGTTCAACATAACCTTCATATTTCATCCCATTCTTATAAAGTTCTAAAGCTAAAGATTTATGTTTAGATAGTTTTTTACCATCAACAATATTTTTTACAATTTCAGTCATTTATAATAATAATTTTTATATTTTTAAATATTAATCTATAATCAATTTACCATATAACTGAAAATAAGCATTAAATTTACTTTTATAATCTTCTAATTCTTCTAATAATTCTTTTTTTATATGTTTATTTTCAAGTTTCAATTCTAATTTATTACATTCTTCACATTTTTTTTTATATTCTGCTAAAAAAATTTTATGATTATTATCAAGATTAACATAAGATTCTCTAATAGTTTCTAGTTCATGATCTTTTTCTTCTATTTTCATTGATAAATTATGAACAGTTTTATCATGATGTTCTTTTTTTACAAAACCATCAATATTACCATTTTTATCTAATTTCAAATCCATTATTCAATAATTCTTATTATTTTTTTAAGTAATAAGTTTAAAATTGAAAAGTGGTGAATTTTTAGGTCCATTCTTTTGATTTCTACCCCAACTAGCACCATGTTTACATTTTTCTTGTTTTATAATCAATGTATCACGAACTTTCTTTTTAATAGGAATCTCTTTCTTGTTAATACCTTCCTTACCACACCAATCTTTAAACCAATCATAAATCATATCCATATGCGTTGGTGCCTTTCCATCTTCATAATCACAAACAGTAATTTCTCCATTAAACCAGTTTGTGATAATATCACTAGTTTCTTTATATTTTTCAGTTCCTTCTTTAACTTCTTCAGGTGGTTTTGTACCTAATTCTGTATATTCTTTATATTTTTCCAAAAGAATCATCATAAATATGACATTCCATTCAGTTAATTTTTTAGATAAACTGATATCAGCAATAAATTGATTTGGATCATCCTGGGTTGGTCTTGGGTTATCACTAAATCTAGATATGAATTCTACAACTTCTATTCTTCTCCATGTTCCACCATCTTGATTATGTAGTTTCGGAAGTTCATTGCACATAAGTGCTATTTTAAATTGAGGTTTAAATTCTGTTGTCTCTTTATAAAGACCTCTACTTGTTAATTTATCCCCACCTGTAATTTGTTTCAATTTACCTACATAAATCTTATCATCTTCATCTGGTTCTGAACATGAAACAAAACGAGCATGTCTAAGAGTTTCTACTTCTGGAGATGCACTCGCAGAACTACCTCTCTTATTTGTAAAATAAGCTACATCAAGAGTTTTACTATATTCACCAAGGGTAAAATCTAATAATTCAATTAATTTACTCTTACCATTACCACCTGACCCTGTCCAGAAATAAAATTTTTCTTCTCTAACTTGACCACTCAAACAACTTGATAAGAATCTAATAACATAATCTCTTAAACGATTGTCGGTTCTATTACCTTCATTATCAATTCTATTAGGAAGAACTTGTTTAATAAATTCATTTAGTTCTTTTACTAATACTTTATTTTTCTTATTATTCATTATTTTATCATATAAGACTTTAAAAGTTACTGGCTTTGGTTTAGGATTAATAGGTAATGAATATTTTGTAGTAACTGTTACAAAATCATCAGGGGCACCCATTCTAAAATTCATTGTAGATAAATCAAAAACCCCATTATCAAAACCAATAAGATCTAATTTACTATTAATTTTATCGTTGAATTCAGAATCATAAAATAGTTCTCTACATTCACGAATAATTTTATCTTTATAAGTAGAATCTTTTAGTTTAGCAATAATTTTAGCACAGTTTGCTACAAGACTATCATATTGTTTCTTTTTTAAGCCTTCGGGTAAAGAACTAGAAATATCTTGATATTTTTTACCATAATAGAAATAAATATTTACAATATCACCTGATAACCTTTTCCTAAGTTCATGACCTATTTCGGTTTTTTCCCATTTACCACCTGCTTCTTCATTAAAGAAGAACCAATAATTTTCTTTTAATCCTGAACAAACAAATTCATTCCTATAATAATCAGAAATAACATATGCTACATCATAATGAGCACCACAACTATCTAAACTTGATTCAATCCTCCCTGACAAAGATTCTTTCAATAATTCACGATAATCTTCTTCACCAATATCTTGTTTAACCCACCAATGCAAAGAACGAATAGTCATATGGTTTTCTTTTTTTGGTATAGAATACCAACTTTTCCAAGCATCATTACAACCTTTTTCTGCATCAGAATTAGTAAATTTTGTAGATTTTTTACTAAATTCTATCCAAACATTTAGCATATCTTTTGATTTACTAAAACTATTAAGAACTAATCCAACATCCCTCCAACTTCCATTATCAGCATATGTATCTGCTCTAGTAGAATTTAATTTTTCAACTAATTTTTTTATTAATTCAAATTCTTTGCCTGTTAAAGTTAGATTTGTTTCTTGTTCTATAGTTATATTATTCATAAAATTAGGTATAATAATTTCATCTTGAATAGAATTCAAATTTTTATTTGTATTAATTCCTTTTAATATCTGTTCTGTATATTCAGTATAAACAACACTTTTTTCACAAGAATAAACACTATTTTTTTGAATAATTGTTAATGGTCTATTAAGATAAATATCAATAGGTAGATCAACTATATCACCTGATTGATTAAAATTAATAATTCTTGTTAATTCATATCTAACATTTTGTTCAATTTCTTCGGTTTTACAAGAACCATAAAGTAACCAATTTGTTCCATAAATGGATTTATCAACAATATCTTTTACTGAATTACTAGGAATATTAGTACATGTTTTTTCAAGTATTTCTTTAAATAAATCTTCATCTTCATAAACAAGTTCAACTAAATGCTTATAAAGTTCTTTTGAAGCTTTAATATTAGGGAATGTAAGATGAATACCATCTTTTGTTTGATAACCTGCTTTATCACACTTACGAATAGTAGGTTTTTCAAATAACCATACTTGATAATGATTATTTTTCAAATCAAATAATTTCTGTAGTTTTTCAAAGAAGAATTGCAATAAATCATCTACAGTTTCTTTTGTATATTGACGAACAGCATAATTTTCCTTATATTTCATATCAAGATCAATTACTAAAGAACAAGTATCTTGAATTTTTTCAACAAACATGAATTTTTTATTATTTATAAAGAACTCTTTATGAACAAGTTTATAAAATTCATCTAAATTTTCTTTTTCGATAAAATAAGCACCTCTTCCTGGTATAGTATGGGTATGTTTCCCATCTTTTTTAGGGGATTTTTCGAGTAAATCGTGAAGTGCATTATCCAAAATCATGTATTAAATTAACTATATTTTTTTTCTTTAAATTTAAATTTTCAAATTTTTTTAAAAAATTTTATTTAGACCTAAATGTATATAAAAAATTTAAAAAATTATGTAAATATAATGATTTATAGAGACAAATTAATTTTCATAAAAAAATAAATGATTAAAATATTTAAGAAAACAAAATGTTAATTAATTAAATGAGTAATACAGCTATAAAAAGAATAATCACTAAAGATATTAAAGAAATTGAAAAGAATAAGTTAAATGATTTAGGAATTTATATCGATTTTGATGAAAGTAATATCCTTGAAGCTAAAGCGATGATAATTGGACCAAGAGGGACACATTATGAAGGGGGGATTTTATTTTTTAAGATTTTTTTCCCTAAAAATTACCCTCATTCACCACCTGATTTATGTTATGTTTCAAGGAATAGGGTAAGGATTCATCCAAATTTATATACAAGACATCATAAAACAGGTCATGGAAAAGTTTGTCTTTCAATACTGGGGACATGGTCGGGTCCAAGTTGGACATCAATTATGGATATATCAACAGTTCTAATAACAATACAATCATTATTGGATAATAAACCATTATTACATGAACCTGATATAGATAATCCTGAATTAATTCAAAGATATAATGAAATAATAGAACATGAAAATATTAAAACTTTATTTATTGAGAATACAATAAATCCCCCCGAGGATTTTAAGATACCTATATTTTTAGAAGCAATTGTAAAAAATAAAGATTTATATAAAGATATTTTAATTGATAAAATACAACAGAAGAATAATTTATCTAAAATAATAAAAACTAAAATTTATCATTTAGAATATAATATTGATTATAACTATTTAAAAAATTATTTTAAAGAAAAAATATAAATTTGATTTTTATTTATTGTTTAAAATAAAATGGATATAAACTTTTGTGATAATTGTGAGAATATCCTTTATATTTATTCTGATGAAGAGAGTAATTTATATTTAGGGTGTAAAGTTTGTAGTTTGAAAAAACCATATGAAAATACAAAAAGTATTTATAATAATGAATTTAAGATAGATTTAAGTCAAACAATTAATAAAAATAAATATCTTAATTATGATAATACATTACCAGTCATTGAAGGAAATAAGAATATTAAATGCCCAAATGAAGAATGTCCCAAAAAAGAATATTCAAGTGTTACATATATTAAATATGATGAAAAAGAGATGAAATATATTTATACATGTCGTCATTGTGGACAAAAATGGAAAAATAATTAAAATTTGAATTTAAATATTTATTAATATTAAATATAAACAATGAGTTCTGAAGAAGAAGAAGTTGAGTATGATATTATTGATAATAAGCAAAATATTTTTGAAAATGTAGAAGATCTAAATATTTTCTATAAAAATTATGAAGAATTAAAGAAGAATTATAGAACATCACCTTATTTAAATAAGTATGAAAAAACAAAAATTTTACATGAAAGAATTCAACAACTTGCAAATAATTCAAAACCTTTGATATCAAATCCACAAAATTTTAATAATATTTATGAAATAGCTGTTCAAGAATTAAAACAAAAGAAAATACCATTTATTATCAAGAGACCTATTAATAATTCTTATGAATATTGGAAACTCGAAGATCTTAAAATTATTAATTTATAAATAAAATTTATCATATTTTTATTTAATTTTTATAACAAATAAAAAAAATATAATATAATATAAAATGAATGATGTTTACGGATTATTGATTGTATTAGGTTTATTAATTGTTGTTTCTCAATGTGTAAATAAAGAAAAAGAAGCATATCAAAATTCACCTCAAAAAACTTGCGGGGGTAATCAAGGAAGAAAGGCGGTAAATGCTCCTAAAGTAAATACTTTAGTAGGACCAAAAAATATTTTTTCATATTTCCCTGGTGAAATTTTACTTGCTGATGCTAATGCTCCTTATGGTTTTGAAGTTCCACAATCTATGATGAATGAAATGGCTTTATTAAGAGATATGGGTATGACTAAAGATGCTTTAGATGCTATTTCACAAAACAGTTTACAGGGTGGATTTGCTAGATTTAATCCTACAAGCAGCCAATATGCGGGATTTGATCCATCAAGTAAAGGTGGTCTTTTAAGAAATCAAGTCGGACAACATGTTCAAAAGGCAAATCAGGCAGTACATGATATTGAAAGAAATGTCCCTCACAACAATAATAATGTAGTCCCTTCAAACTCAAATGAAAATGTTCATCATAAGGCTGAGGTGAAGTCTATTAGACAGGTTAATGATAATTCAATAATAGATAGTAATTCAATTAGTATGAAAGGAAATTCTAATAGTAAAGGTGAATTACATATATTTATGGTTCACACTAATTGGTGTCCTCATTCTGTAAATGCCTTACCTGGTTTTAAAGAATTTATGAATAAATATCAAGGTAAAGAAGTTAATGGTTATACATTAGATATTAAAGAATATGATGTAGCAAATGATAATTATAAGAAAGAAAAAGAAATGTTTAAAGTAAGAGGTTATCCTTCAGTAATTGCTATTAAAGGAGATGATATGAGTAATTTTTCTGATGTAGGTGGTCGTGATGAAAAATCAATCTTAAAATGGATTAACAATAATTAATATAATTTCTGAACAGCATATTTTTCTTTAGATTTCCTTTGGAAATTATTTTCTCCGCCACCAGATTTATCTTGTGTATAATTTTCTTTTGAATATTTCCAAAACTGAGCACCACCAATCTGAAAGGGTGGATGGGATTCTGCTTTATACCAAAATACTTGATCGGTTAATTTATTTGATTTCGCATTATTATTAATAACTAAACATTCATAATTTTCAGTACATTGATCCATCACTTGACAGAACATTTCAAATGATGGAAACATACCACAATAGTGTTCATATAATCTTTTTCTGTTACTAACATAATTTTCTCTAAGAATAAATATAAAATCTATATTTGTCCTTAAATTAGGTGGAACACCTAAAGCATATTGCATAGTTAACAAAAATAATAATTTCCAATGCCTCCCATTCATAAAAACTGATCGCATACATGTGGCCTTTGTCCATTTATTATCATATAAACAATCATCAAGTATTAGAAATGCCCTTGGATCAACATTTTCACCATTATTTTTTTTCTCAACCATCATTTTTTGTCTTTTTAGCATATTATTAACAATTTCTGTATCAAATTCTTCATGAATAAAAAGCGGCGGAACTAATGATCCGTAAAACTGATTAGCAGCTTCTGTTCCTGAAATAACTTGCCCAACAGGAATATCACTATGATAATATAAAATATCTTTACATAAAAAAGATTTACCTGTATCTCTTTTACCTATTAATACTACTACTTTATCATCTTTAATTTGCGAAATATCGAATTTCTTCAATTGAATTTCCATATATAATATACTACAAATTAAATTATTTAAATATAATACGCATTATTATATAAATTATGAAAATTAATTTAGAAAATTTATCACAACAACAATTTGAACATATTTTAGATTTATTAATAATTTATTCCCAAGCAACAAATAATAAAAAAGTTTATTTGAATGAAAAGTGTATTAAAGAATCTATTCATTTTATGAACAATTCTGGTAAAGAAATGGCGAATCAATTAGGTCTTCATTAGTTTAATATTAATTATAATTGTATTTAATAATTTTAATTATGGATAAACTTCATATCAGTTTTCACAAATGGGAAAAAAAACAATTTAATGAATTTAAAAAAAGTTGCCAAAAAATTTTAAAAATAAAAGATATCCAATTATATTATCCTATTTTAGCACTTTATATTTATTATCACAATACTAAATATTCTCATAAAAGAATTGATATTAATAGAAGATATTTTGTAAATGAAATAATTGATGTGGATTATTTAAAATATTATAATTCTAATTCTTTAGTTAAAACAAAAGTTTATGATTCACTCAGAAAAACATATGAAACAAAAGAACTTTTTTGTAAAAGTATGCCATTATTAGATCCTTTACATTTTATTATGAATAACTACAGTAACATAAATAAAAGAAATCCATTTTTACCAAGCAATTACAATTATAATACATTTGATAAAATTAATGATATGAATAATTGTGCTTATATAGATACATTTTTTGGTTATTTATGTTCTTATTTAACACAAAATTCTATTTCGCCTGCCTTTTCTATATTTTATGGTTCACTTAATGGTATTTCGAATAAATATCATTTTGATATTACTGAAGAATATGATGAACTTAAAAATGAAAAATGGTTTTATAAAAATTTAGGGAAATTATTTACAATAGATATGTATGTAGATTCAGATGATTCAGATGATTCAGGTGATTCTGATGAAGAATCCGGTGATAATGTTTTGGAAGATAATGTTCCCGACGATAAATCAACAAATTCAAAAAAATCAACAAATTCAACAAAATCAACAAGTTCAACAAATTCAACAAATTCAACAAGTTCAACAAAATCAACAAGTTCAACAAAATCAAAAAAATCAACAAATTCAACAAATTCAACAAATTCAACAAGTTCAACAAAATCAACAAGTTCAACAAAATCAACAAATTCAACAAGTTCAACAGAATATGATAATAGTGATTATATTTGCATTATAAAAGATATGCCTGTTCAACTTTTTTTTATTGAAAAACTAGAAGGTACTTTAGAAGATTTTTTAAAAGAAAATGTTAATAAAGATTTAATACTTTCAAGTTTATTGCAAATATCTTTTGCTTTACAATTATTACAGAAAAAATTTAAATTTACTCATAACGATCTTCATATAAATAATATTATGTATTCAAAAACTGATAAAACATATTTATATTATAAATTCAATAATATTTATTTTAAAGTTCCAACATATGGTTATATCTTTAAAATAATTGATTTTGGAAGAAGTATTTTTACATTCGAAAATAAATTATTCTTTAATGATACATTTAATAAACATGGTGAAGCCGAAGGACAATATACTTATCCTAACAGACATTTATTATATACAAATTTTGATAAAGAATTAATTGTTCCTAATTATAATTTTGATCTTTGTCGTTTAGCAATCACTATTTTAGACGAATTAAGATTAGAAAATACTGAAGATAATAAAGAATTTATAGATTTTATAAAATATTTAACTTTATCTAAAAATGATGAATATTTATGCGATTTAAAAGATGATTTTAATATGTATATTGAAATTGCTAAAAATGCTGATAGATCAAAACCATGCGATGTTATTCAAAATGATATTTTTAAGAAATTTAGAATAAAGAAAAAACATTTCCCTAAAAGGACATATTATACATGTTAAAAAGGTGGTCTTGATGATTTACTCATAATATCGGTAGTTTTACTTAAATTAGGTATAATATCTTTAACATTTATACATGATTTCATTAAAAATGATGTAATAAAAGTTATACCAAATAACATAATATATTCTTGTTTCCTTTGTTCAAAGTTTTCTTTATGAGTCATAGCTAAAAAGATACCTGTATTAATTAAACTTAAAAGTAAACTAAATATCAAGTTATTATCAAACATTTATTAGAGTAAAATAAAAAAATTTAAGAAATAATTTATAATTATTCTTCATCAATAGCATCATCAAATAATGTGTATTTTTTTGAATCTTTTTCTATCATTTCACCTTTTTTCTCAAGAATAGCATTTAAATCATTTACAAAATCATCAACAGTTTCAGTATCATTAAAATTTTTTTCTACAGTTATTATTTCTTTAAGGGAATTAATTTCTTCAGCAGGTTTTACAGGACTTTCTTGTAGTTTAACAGGAATTGCTTGTGGTTTAACAGGACTTTCTTGTGCTTCAATAGGTTCTTCATCTTTTTTTACAATCACAATACTTTTATTATCAGTTGTTTTTTTAGGATTCTCTTTTGTCTTTCCCATTATAATACCCTTAAGATCTGAATTAAGTGTATCTTCAATTGGTTTTTCTAAAGGTATTGATTCTTCTAATACTTTTACTTCTTCTAATGCTTTTAATTCTACTTCAGGTGAATTTTCAGTAATTACTTCTTTAACATTTTCTTTAATATCATTATTAAATAGAGGGTCTGTTTGTGGATATAAATTATCTTCTATATTTATTACTCTTGGTGATGATAAATCACTTTTAACATCTACAACTTCTTGTGAAAGATTTTGATCTTCAAGAGTTAATAGATTATTCTTAAAAGTTTCCATCAAATCTTCATTTTTCTTTTCAGGATTACTTATAATATCTGCATTATCATAAGTTAATTCTTCAACACCAGTTCCTTCAATCGGTTCTGTTATATCTTTAATAGTAGCTATTTCAATATTTTCACATTCTTCTGCTATTTTATTTTCATCAGGTGATTCATACCCATCGAGATTTGGTTTTTGATTATAACTTACTACTTCTTGTTCTTCTTCAGCATTATCTTCTGAATCTTTATTTAATAATTCGTTTACAATATTTGTAAGTAATTCTTTTTTAACAGGAGATTTATTTTCTTCTTCATCTTCATAATCTTTATCTGTTTCATTATCTGAATTATCAGAATTATCAGAATGATTCATATTATTTTTTAAAGATCTAATTTCTTCTAAAAGTATTGCTTGAATACTTTGATTTTCTTGTCTTTTTTTATTTTCTATTTCATTTGTATCAAAAGTATCTAGATGTTCTTTTAATATTTCTTTAAAAGGTAATAATTTACGAATAGTATTTTCAATACTATCTTTAATTATTAATTCTATTGTTCTCATATTTCTTTGATAATCAGAACCATTAATATTTTCATCAAATAAATAAGGATTTTTCCAAATTTCCCTTGCTAAATTAATATAACATTTATGAATAAAATTTATAGTTTTAGGAATTGTTAAATTAATCCTTGTATTATTAAGATTTGGACCAATACTTGTTAAGATTTTAGTATGACTAATAAATACAGCTGTAACTAAATCATCTAACCAATCACAACGAGATTCTTTAATAATTCTTTCTGTTTCTGTTTCAACTAAAGCATTATTCCATTCAGGAACTTTTTCTAAAAAACTTCTGAAAAGAGTTAAAATACTTTTATTTGTTTGTGTTGAAAATACAACTTTTGATTCATCATAAATTGATTTCATACCATCAAACATGTTTGGTGTTAAGACATCAATTAACTGCTGGGTATACTCAATCTTCGCCTGAGTAAAGATGGAAGTATTGTTTTCATCCATTATTTTCATAATAAACATTTTATTTTTAAGTTTTATACTCCAAAATTAAAAATGTATATTAATATAATAATATGCCGATTACGACACCTTTTGGCAATAATACTGAACGGAGAAGTATTACTGGTAAAGATTTAACAATCAGTAGTAGCACAGAAAATACTAAACTTAAGATAAATTATTCAGGGACAGATAATTATGTTTGGAATTTACCAAGTTCAGGTGGAATTACAGGTGAAGTTCTTAAGATAAATAGTGTTAGTAATAATATCCGTAATTTAACATGGGGAACAGGTGGAGGTGGTGGAGCATCAACTATCGGTGAATTGAATGATGTTACAACAAATAGTCTTAGTGATAATGATTTCCTTGTTTATGATAGTAATACCACTGTTTTCCAGAATAGATCATTACAAGGTTCAGATATACCTAATGGTGCTATAACACATGAAAAATTAGCTAGTGATGTTATAACAGGTTTAAATGATTATGGTACAGATCCAATTGATCTAGGAGATGATTTTTTATTCAATGATGGAACTGGAAACAAAAAAGTTAGTTTTGAAAATATAAGAAGTTCTGTATATGGTGGTGTAACTGGTGATGCTAGTATAAGCAATACAGGGGCTTTAACATTGGCTGCTAATTCTGTTGAGAGTAGCATGTTAAATGATAATGTTATTACAGGACTAACAGAAAAAACAGATGTTTTTGCTGATACAGATAATTTATTACTTCATGATGGAGCTGGGAACAAAAAAATTCGGTTTGATAATCTTAAAAATAATGTCTATAGTGGTGTATCTGGGAATGCATCTATAAGTAATACAGGGGTATTAACATTAAGTGATGATTCTGTTATCACTAGTAAATTAGCAGATAATGCCGTAACACATGCAAAATTAGCAACAGGTTCTGTAACCAATAGTAAATTAGCAGATAATGCCGTAACAGCTAATGAATTAGCTGATGGTTCTGTAACAAATGATAAATTATCAACAGATGCTGTAACAACAGATAAAATACTTAATAGTAATGTCACCGCAGCAAAATTATTACCCACAGCTGGAATAGTAACCGCGAGTGAAGTATTGATTGTTGATTCTAGTAGAAATATAGCGACTTTACATGATTTAACTATGGATGGTAATATTACATCTACTGGTAATATTGATATCGGAACAGGGACTATTCAGTCCGGTTCCATTACTTCATCTGGTAGTATTTCTGTTCCGAGTGGCCAAAATGTAAATATCCCCGATCAACCAACAAATTCTACACACGCTGCTAATAAATCCTATGTTGATTCTATTGCCGAAGGATTACACATTTTAGAACCTTGTTTAGTAGCATCATTTAGTAATTTTGTAGGAACCTATACTTCTACAGGAACTAATTTAGATTATACTGGAACATTTACTATTAATTTTGCTGCCGTCACTGGTCAGGAAATCGGTAATGGGGCTGTATCCGTAAATGGAACATTAAAAACTGGGATAACGGGTGGGACATTAAATAGCACGCCATCCGGTACTACAAATTTATCTATAGGAACACATCATAGAAATCTTACATCAACAAGTAATAATGCGGGTATAGGTGCTGTATTTGATGTTGATGTTGAAGCTAATGGTAGCTTTACGATAACATGTGTTATAGCAGGACAAAAATATGCAGTCAGCGATACAGTAACAATAAATAAAGCTGATGGAACAAGTTCTGGAATAACATATATTGTTCATAATGGTGACCTTTGTTTTCAATTCGATGGATTACAAATTGTAGATGCCGGCGACAGCAATCTGGGAAGTAAAGAACATGTTGTTAAATATAGTAATACAGAAACTCAGGCTTCAAGAATAATGATAAAAAATCAAACAAATCTTCATGAAAATGGTATTTATTATATTTCAGCTTATAATTCTACTACTTATACTTTTAATAGAACTAATGATTTTGATTCAATTTATCATGAATCAAATAATCCTGATGGAGATATTCGTCCAGGTGATTTTGGTTATATTAGTGATGGTATTCATGAATCAAATAAAAATCATGCTTTTGTAATGACAAATGAACATGTTGGGGAACAAATTTCCTGGTCATATAATAATACTGATCCAAGTGTTTATACAGATCATACTGATCCCGATTCAATTGTATTTGTAGGTTTTACTGGAGCTGAAAGTATTCATGTTGATAATGAAACAATTGAATTAAGTAGTTCAGATAGACATCTTCAAGTAAAAGATACAGGGATAACTGAATCAAAATTAGCGAATGATTCTGTAACAACAAATAAAATCCTTAATGAAAATGTAACATCAACAAAATTAGCTACTGATTCTGTAACAACAGCTAAAATCTTAAATGCTAATGTTACAGAATCAAAATTAGCTGATAGTTCTGTATCTGCAAATAAATTAGCATCATATGCTGTAACTGGAGCTAAAATTCTTGATGCCAGTGTAACAGTAGCAAAATTAGCGAATGATTCTGTAACAACAAATAAAATCCTTAATGAAAATGTAACATCAACAAAATTAGCTACTGATTCTGTAATAACAGCTAAAATCTTAAATGCTAATGTTACAGAATCAAAATTAGCTGTTGATTCTGTATCAACAAATAAAATAGTAGCTAATGCCGTAACAGATGCAAAATTAGCAACAGGTTCTGTAACTGATGGCAAATTAGCAGCAAATGCCGTAAGAACAGCTAAAATAGAAGATGCCAATGTAACAACAGCTAAAATAGCAGATGCTAATGTAACAACAGCTAAAATAGCAGATCTAAATGTAACTACGGCTAAGATAGCAGTTTCTAATGTAACAACAGATAAAATAGCAGATCTAAATGTAACAACAGCTAAGATAGCAGATGATTCTGTAACCTTTGCTAAAATATCATCAGCTAATACAGCTGCATCAACTCAGTTGTTAGGATATAATGGTTCAGCATTAGAATGGTATAATCCAAACACAGGTGCTACTTCATTAAACGGGTTAAGCGATGTTTCTACAGCATCAAATACAATAATACAATTTACCGATACTAATATAAATGAGATTATTCCACACACAAATAATCAAACTGATTTAGGTTCTTCAAGTGTTAGTTTCAAAGACGGACATTTTGATGGAACAGTTAATTCTGGTAATATAACAGCTACAGGAGCAGTCACAGGCGGTTCATTAACAGATGGAACAGCGACAATTTCTTCTGGAGCAGTCACAGCTAATCAATTAAATATTGATAATATAAGAATTGATGTAAATACAATTTCATCAACATCAGGCGCAATTAATATTACACCAAATACGGGTTCAGCTATAGTCCTTGATGGAACCATTAATATAGATGCCGGTGTAGTTACAGGTGCCACATCAATATCTACTGGTAATCTTACTATCTCAAGTGGGAGTATAATAGATTCCGGAGGAAATATATCTTTTGGCGATGATAATTTATCTACAACAGGTAATATTACTACAACTGGTGGTAGTATTTCTGTTCCGAGTGGTCAAAATGTAAATATCCCTGATCAACCAACAGTTTCTACACACGCTGCTAATAAAGAATATGTTGATGCCTTTGCTGAGGGATTACATATACTTGAGCCTTGCCTTGTCGGAACAACAGAAAATATAACAAGTTCATATGATCATGATTTTTCATCAAGTGGGATTGATTATACCTCAACATTAACTGTAGATTTTGGAAGTAGTAATAATTTTAGAAAAACAGGTATTAAATCTTATTCAACTTCATCAACATATAATTATTATCAAGATTATACTAATACTCCTTCTGGTAGTAATTTTACCATTGGGACACATTATATGACACCAAATGGAAATAATAAAACTGCCCTTTTTAAAATTGTTATAACTGATGCGAATGGAACAAATACTACCACATGTGTTCGTTCTGGTAATGGTTATGCGGATAATGAACCTCTGACCTTCAATAATTCATCACAAGATGAAAATGGTAATACATTAACAGGATTTACAGATTCTTTATCATTTACACTAACTTCCAGTAATCTAGTTTATCAATTAGATGGTATTGAAATTGTAACAGATACCAGTGCTACTAATGTCCCCGATAATATAATTAAATCTTCTTCAACTGAAAGCGAAGCCAGTAGAATATTTATTAAAAACCAAAGAAATCTTAATGAAAATGGTATATATTATATCCATGAATTTATTAGCACACATATAACCTACTATGTAACAGTTGCTAGTGTATCGGGTAATAATAAATATTTTATTAACGGCGAAGAAACACCTAATCTAACTCTTGTTCGGGGGTTTACATATAGATTTGATCAATCTGATAGTAGTAATGGTAACGGCAGCGGCCATCCTTTTAGATTTTCTACGACAAATGGAACAATCCACAACATAGGTGTAACAGCTACAGGAACACCAGGTACTGATGGCGTGTCTCAATTTATTCCCGACAATTCTGAAGCAACTTTAAATTATTACTGTACAAACCACGCTGGTATGGGTGGTGATGGTGTATTAACGATATTAACAGCAAATCAAAATACAGATGATCGTCCTGTTTTAAGGAGAACTAGTGATGTTAATTCTATGTTTGTAAAAGATGATACTACCCATAATGTCGGCGATATTCGCCCCGGTGATTATGCTTATATTTTACAAGGGGCTCATGGTATGAATAAAAATCATTCTTTTGTTTTTTCAAATGAACATATGGGTTTAACTAGTAACATTTGGAGTGGGGATTTTACAATAGATCACACAAATGCAAATGCTATTGTTATTACAGCTTTTAGCGGGGCAGAAACGATACATGTTGATAATGAAACAATTGAATTAAGTAGTTCTGATAGACATTTACAAGTTCCAGCGCTCATAGGCGTCACTGCCGGAACGGTTGAGGTGTCGAAGGCATTGGTTGTTGATGCTAATAAAGATATAGGGACTTTGAGAAATATAACAGCTACTAATTTTGCTGGTAATTTAGACGGTATTGTAGGAGGGACCACACCAGCAGCTATTACAGGGACAACTATTACAGCTAATACCAGTGTTAAAATTGATCATTTAACATTAACATCAGCAGGGACAACCGATTATTCATTTGATTTACCTGCAAATACAGGAACAGATAATCAGGTATTACAAACAGATGGGAGTGGAACTTTATCATGGGCAACTACTTCATTAAATGATTTAAGTGATGTGATTTTTGATGGCGCCACTACTGTCGCAAATTTTACAAACTCTTTACTTATAGGTCATTCAACAACTGGAACTCTAAATGCGGCAACTGAAAATACAGGTGTAGGTAAAGGTGTTTTTAATGCATTAACTTCGGGAGTTAGAAATGTAGGTGTAGGTAATGATGTTTTTAATGCATTAACTGAGGGATATAATAATACTTCTGTAGGTTATGGATCTCTTAAATATTTAACTACTGGTCAAGAAAATTGTGCTTTTGGTACACGTAGTTTACAAAATTTAACAACAGGATCCCACAATGTAGTAATTGGTGAAGATGCAGGTAGGCTTATAGAAACAGGCACTTATAATGTTATAATAGGCAAGGCGGCGGGATACTCGACAGCAACTGATATAACAAATAATATCGGAATAGGGAAATACGCTCTAAATAATTGTGAATCAAATTATAATATAGCAATTGGGAGTGATGCACATTTTAACCTTACTACCGGTGATATGGGTGATAATATAGCAATTGGGCATAATGCGCAAAATAGCCTTACTACAGGAAGTGGCACTGCCAATCAACCAAATATATCCATTGGTAATCGTAGTTTATATGATTGTACAACAGGTAGTGAGAATACAGCAATAGGACATTTTTCTTTAAATAATTTAACAGATGGTACAAATAATATAGCTATTGGAAATTATTCTGGTAACCTTACAACAACAGGTGATAAAAATATTTGTATAGGTATTAATGCTGTATGTGGTGCTAACCAGCAAAACTCTATACTTATTGGGACATCCACAGATAGTAGTCAGGCTCCCAGTGCATTAGATGATAATACTGTTGTATTGGGTAATACAGATACATTAAAATGGTTACCTGCTGATGATAATGGTGTTGATTTAGGTTCTTCAGATTATAGTTTTAAAGATGGTTATTTTCAAGGAACAATTAAAATTGGTAGTTATTTAACATTAAATGAAGCTTCTGGTGCCAGTAGTGCTTATTCATTTGTTTTTCCTAGTGCTGACGGAAGTCAAAATCAGGTATTACAAACAGATGGGAGTGGTGTTTTATCATGGGTGGCACAAAGCAGTAGTGGTGCTACTTCATTAAATGGATTAACTGATGCTAGTATTGTTGGTACCACGAATATCTTTATAGGAAATATTCCTGGTAGTATATCTGGTGGTGCTTGTACAGACAATACTGCTTTAGGAAAAACTTCTTTAAGTAATATTACTACCGGTGATAGGAATACCGCTGTGGGTCATGAATCATTGGAAGATATTACTGAAGGGGGGGGAAATACAGCTATTGGATATGGTGCTTTACATGCGGCAGGCACTGCTTCCGATGGCTCATTTAATACAGCAATAGGTAATCAAAGTGGTAATGCTATAAATGGATCAACAGGTAAAATGAATACATTATTAGGTAATTACTCAGGTCTAAATATCACTACCGGTAATTCAAATATTTGTATTGGGCATTATGCTCAACCTTCAGCGGCAACCAATGTAAATGAAATTGTTATTGGTAGTGGTGCTAATACAGCCTTATCAGGTCATGGTTCTAATACTGTTATGATTGGTAATACAGATACAACAAAATGGTTACCTGCTGATGATAATGGAGTTGATTTAGGTTCTTCAGATTATAGTTTTAAAGATGGTTTTTTTCAAAGATCAATCTATTTCGGGTATCTGCGACCAATGGGATCTACTTATGATATAGCTTTTCCTAGTACTATAGGTTCTTCTAATCAAGTCTTACAAATATCATCAATAGCTAATGCAACAATAAGTTTATCATGGGCGGCTAATTCATTAGATGGATTAGATGATGTTAAGTTTGGAGGATCTAATTTTTCAAACTCTTTACTTATAGGAAATACAACAACAGGAATACTTTCTTCTGCTTCTGATAATACTGGTATTGGTGTAGAAGTTTTTAATAACTTAACAAGTGGTAATGAAAATGTAGGTATTGGAAGACAGTCTTTGAATCACTTAACAGAAGGTGATAAAAATGTAGGTATTGGAAATAATAGTTTGTATAATTGTACAACTGGGGAATATAATATAGGAATTGGTTACTATGCCGGTTCGCGTATTTCAACATCGCAATATAATATCTGTATAGGTTATCGATCAGGGTTTAATATATTCACCAGTAATAATAATAATATTTGTATAGGTCATAATGCTAATTGCGATTCCACACATTCAAACTCTATAATTATAGGACACGGCGACGGGACGAGTGGGGGGATTGTTCCCGCTGCAGCCGATAGCAATACAGTTTTATTGGGTAATACAGACACCGTAAAATGGTTACCAGCTGATGATAATGGAGTTGATTTAGGTTCTTCGAGTTATAGATTTAAAGATGGTTATTTTGGTAGTGATGTAACAACAGGTAAAACAAAAATAACAGGAACGAATGGGGAGATTTTTTTTGATACAGGATTTGATACATTTACACAAACAACTCATGGGACTAATATAACATCGCCCACTTCGTATATTACTCTTTCAGGAAATCCACCAAAGACTCTTAGGGTAGGTATGGGAGTAACAGGACCCGGTGTTGCTGCTAATTCATTTATAACAGCAATTACTCAGGTACCGGCGTCTGTACCGGTCGGTACCCAGTTTACTGTGAATAACCTTATTACTTCTAATATTACAGCAGGCACTACAATAACATTTAGTGATATACTTACACAAACAACTCAAACGGCTGATATATCATCAGGAGGAAGTACAATTACTCTTTCAGCAGATACATCACTACCTCTTCAAATAGGAATGGGAGTAACAGGGACAAATATCCCTGATAATTCATTAATAACATCAATTACTACAGCGGATACAGTATTTGTTATCAATAATACAATAGCTACAGATATTACTGGTGGAACTAGATTAACATTTAGTTATGCAGTAGATACCACACTAGATCGCGTATTGGTTTGGGATGCAACTGATAATTATGTTAAATTTGCTCAACTAGCAAATGTCTGTTTCCTTAAAGGAACAAAAATAACATTATCAGATAGAACTTATAAAAATATTGAAGATTTAACATTAGCCGATGATGTTTTAACTTATAAAATTAATGGATTGGATAATATAAGAAATAAAGAAGAAATTATAAAATGGAAAAAAGATAAATTAATTGGTGAATTTTCTGATTCAGGTATTAGAAATATATGGATTAATCCTACACAAACATATTTAATAATTAATGATAAATTAAAAGTTACACCCGGACATATAATGTTTTTTAGAAGAGAAAATAAATATTATTTTTCACATGCTGTGAATTTAAGAATAAATGATGAATTAATGAAATCAGATGGTAATTATGAAATTATTGATACTATCAAATTAATAGAAGAAGAAATTAACGTATATAATTTTGAGGTAGATAATGATTCAACTTATTTTGCTGAAGATTATTTAGTTCATCATATGTGTGAATTATGTTCAGGATACTCAA